GTCTGGACCTGGGTGTTGGCGTCGCCATGGGCCCAGTTGTGCACCAGGCCGCTGTCGGTCTCCAGTTGCGTGACCGAGCGCAGCAATTGGTCTTTGATCGACATGCTTTTTCCTTCAGAAATACGGTGGAGTACTGGGTGCGCCCATCTGTTCATGCAGCCAGCGGTGCAGCCGGTCGGCCAGGGCTATCTCGGCATCGCCATAAACGCTGGCCGCTTCCAGCTCCTCGGCGGTCAAGCGCTGCAGGTTGCGGATTTCCAGTTGGGCGGCTACGCGCCAGCGACGGGCAGGCTGCAGTTCCGCCTGCCAAGGTGCCAGGAAGCGGGCCTCAACTGCCTGGACATCCAGCGGCACGGCCAGGGGCAGCACAAACCACTGCTCTCCCAGCCGGGTGTTCAAGGCCCACCAGGCATCAAACACCGCGAACTGGAATTCCGAGAACCGCCACTCGGCCTGCACCTGGTAGTGCGCGGTGAGCGAGCGCAGCCGGTGACGGGCAGCGCCGGTTTCCATCTCGGTGCGCAAAAGGCTCGGTCGGGGTGAGAGGCTGTAGCCCTCCACGCGTGGCGGTGGCAAGGTCTCCGGCCAGACGGACAGGTTGTTCACGGTGGTCATCGCACCGCTCCCATGGCAGGGTTGAGGCCATAGCGGCGCTCAAGCGTCGGCGCAATGCCGGTGCCCTGGCTGATGGCACGCGCCATGCGGCCTTCGATCTGCTCGATGAACACATCCAGCCGCAGGCCACCATCGGGTTGACGCTGCTGCTCGATCCGGGCATCCACCCCGTTGGCCTTGTTGACCACGTTGACCTGCACGTTCACCGCCGGTGGCTGAGCCTTGGCGGACAAGGCACCACCCAGGGCACGCATCTGCCCACGAGTGAAGACCGCTTCACCCTCCTGGGCGATGATGGGCACTTCGCCGCTGACGATGCCGCCGGTGTGAAAGCGCGGGGCGTTAGCGAACAGGGCTGGATTAACCGATCGGGTCATCAGCGCGTCGGCACCGATCACACCACCGCTATGCGCGACATTGGCCATGGTGCCCATGAGGTCGCTGCTACCCGCCGGGAAGGCGGAGCCTGTAGCACCACCACCCATGCCAGGGATCACGCTGCCCAGCCAGTTGGCCAGCGGCAAGGTGAGGGCACGCTGGATCTGGATGCGCACCAGGTCGGCAACGATGGAGTCGGCGAGGCTTCGGAAGTCCAGCTTGCCGGTCATCACAAAGCGGGTGAGCGCGTCTTCCATCGAGCGAAAGGCATTCACCGTGACCTGCTGGGCACGCTTGGCCGCATTGGTCGCGTCGTCGATGTAGGACTTGAGCGCCGATTTGGCGCCGTATTCGAAGCTTCGCTGGTACTCGGCATTGGCCCGCACCAGATCTTCCACGGTGGGCAGTTGCCTGGTCAGGGCGTCGTTGATGGCCTCAATCGTCTGCACGCGCAGCCCAGCGTCTTCGATCTGGTTGGCTTCCTTGCGGGCTGCCGCAGCAGTCTTTTCCAGATCGGTGCGGACTTGCAGGACGGCGCGCTCGGTGTCAGACATGTCCAGCATCTCGCGCTGCAGTTGCAGGGCTTCGATGCGTTGGCGGTTGCTGCCGATCAGCCCTTCGGTGATCTTGCGTGAGGCGGCTTCTTCCTTCTCGTAAGCATCGAAGGCTTTGTTCGCCTCTTTCTGGCGCTCGATGGCTTCCAGAACCTGGATGTACTGTTCGGCCTCAGCCGCCACACCCTTGTAGCCCTTGGCTTCGATCTGCAAGGCACGTGCACGAAGTTCAGCGGCTTCGCCGTCTTGGGTGCGGGTGAGGCGTGCGCGCAGCTGGTTCAGGAAGGCTTCGCCTTCGTTGAGCTTTTCTGCGGGCTTGGGCTTCTCAAAGCCAGAGAGGTCCAGCGCCGGGCGGGGCTTGCGCGGCAAGGTAGGCAGCAGCTTGTCGTAGATGGCCTGGACTTCCTTGGCCTGAGCCTCGGTGTCCAGCACGAACTTCTGGCCCATGACGCGCACCGTGCGGCGCTGCTCGTCGAAGAATTTCTGCACCCGGTCCACATAACCAGGGTTCTGGTTGATGTTGAAGAGCCGGTCGTTGGCGGCGCGCACATAGTCGTCACGGGCACCCTGCAACTTGGCAATCTCGGCATCGATGACCTTGGGGTCATAGCCCATGGACTTCATCGATCGCAGCAGGTCCGTCTTGAACCAGGTCTCGATGTCCTTGCCCACCACCGACAGGCTGTCAAAGGGCTGGGCAATGACGCGTTTGGCCAGCACAGCGGACTCGGCAATGAAGGCCAGGCCCGAGGCGACCGACTCCAGGAAGGCGAGCGTGGCCTCGCGGTTGGCGGTGATGCGCTGCAACTCGTTGCTGAAGCTACCGGTCTCGCCTTGGGCCAGGATCACCTGCTCGGTGAAGTCGGCCAGTACCGGGATGACGGCCGCGCCGATCTGGCGTTGCACGCCTTCGAAGATGGCCGACAGACGCGTGAGGTTGTCGTTGAAGACCTCGGACGCGCGGGCCACGTCTTCGGACATGACCAGGCCCAGACGCTGGGCTTCTTCCATCAAGGCCGTAATGCCTTCGCGCCCCTGGTTGAGGAAGGGGATGATGGACAAGCCTTCTTTACCGAACAGTTTGACAGCCAAGGCTGCCTTGTCCGCGCCATCGGGCATGGCAGAGAACTTGTCGGCCAGATCCAGCAGAACTTGTTCCGTGGGTCGGATCTGTCCGTTCACATCGGTGGCCGACACTCCCAGGGCTTTGAGCGCGGCGCTGCCTTCTACGCCATTGATCTGGGTGTCGAACATGGCGACCGACAGCTTTTGCAGAGCCTTGGTCAGGCCCTCGGTACTGACATCCGACAGCTTGGCGACGTAATCGAGCGCGGTCAGGGCCTCGACCGACACCCCGGTCTTTTGTGAGAGCTTGAAGAACTCGTCGCCCACACGGGCCACGGGCATGACCAGGGCGGTGATACCCACACCCAGCGCGGCGATGCTGGCCCCGGCAATCAGACCGGCGGGACCGAGCTTGCCCAGGACCGAGCCCAGCATCCCGAGTCGGTCGGTGGCGGCCTGTAGCTGGAATTTGGCGTCGTTGGCGGCACTGGACAAGAGCTTCAGACCGCTGGACGCCGGTGTGGCCGCCGCCTCGATTTTTTTGAGCGAGCGCTCCCCCTTCTCGCCGATCTCGGACAGCTCGGCCTTGACCTTGCCGCCGTCGACCACGGAAAGGCGGATGGAGAGGTTGCGTTCAGCCATTGGGAATCAGTCTTCGTTTTGAAATGCGCTCATCAGGCCCGCCTCGACTGCCGGGAAGAGATCAATGGCAGTGGCTTTGTCCAGGCCCGTGCTCTCGCAGGCCAGCATCCAGGCGTTCAGATCCAGTCCGACCACACGGCCCTGCGCCATGCGCAACTGGCTGGCACAGACTTCAATCGCACTGGCGGCTTGCCAGCCATCCAGGCTTTGGGGCGCGTTCATGGTGTACGGGCACTCGGGACAGGGTTCGGGGCAGGCACCGCAGTAGCTCGGCCCGCCACCGAAGTGCCACGCGGTGCGGACCTTCAGACGTTTTTTTCAGCATCCAGGGCGTAGAGACCCGCCAGGTATTCACGCTCGAAGGCATCGGCCAGCAGCCAGTGCTCCATCAGCGCAGCCACTCCTTCTGGCGTGACGGCGGCCGGTTTTCCCTTGTCATCGGCCACGCCCTCCCAGGCGAGCACGGCCAGCTTGGCCAGTTCGGTGATGAGGGTGGCGGTGCGTTCGCCCGCCGCAGCGGTATCGGTACCGGCCACTTTGGAGGCTGCATGGCGCGCGGCCATCACCAAGGCCGTGGTGGCGGGGCGGACCTGCAGGCGCACGCCTGCGGCCAGCGTGATCCAGTGCGGCTCACGCGGAATGTTCAGTTTGATCATGGGAATGTCCTGGGAGTGAATCAATACGTGGTCACGTCGTTGACCAGTTCGACGGTGAGCATGCGGGCCACACCAGCAGCCTTGGCGGCTTGCCACTCGAAGGTGGCTTGAATGCCGCCCGGCCCCGAGATGGAGAGCTTGGGCTTGGGCAGGTAGACCTCGTGCGCGATGAAGGTCAGACGCCGCTCGGCGTCGATCGCGTAGCCAAAGGTCAATTCCAGTGGCGTGTTGTTGGTGGCCGCATCGATCAGCGTGGTGTCGGCAAAGCGCACCTCCAGATTGCCGGTGAGGCTGGCCACCGTGGGGTCGGCGCCGTCGATCTTGCCGTCGGAGCGGATGGTCTCGATGCGCTCCAGGTTGTTGGAGTAGGTCAGCTGCGCCGAGACCACATTGCCGAGTGCCGCACCGCCCTGCTTGATGGCGCCCTGGAATTGGTTGAAGCGGATGAGGTCGCGGCTGGCCGGGGTGGCATCGAGCGTGGAGGTCTGCTTGGCCTCGCCCTGGGCGATCAAGCCCACGGTGGCATTCGCGGCACCAGATCGGGCAAAGCCCACCTGCAGGCTGTTGACCATGACGCCGGAGGCCACGAACCAGGCCGGGATGTCGGGCAGCCCCGTCTCCAGCGTGAGGCTGGGCAGACTCGGCTTGCCGGAGGTGAAGGTGTGCGTGACCACGCCAGAGCCACTGGTGCTGGCATCGCCCAGCAGGGCCTTGAGCCAGATGCCGATGTTGCGCACATCGATAGGGACGACGATGTCGCCCTCGACCTTGATCACGTCCCGAATCGGGGCGCTGGGGTCACGGCCCAGACCGATCAGGTCGTTGGCGATCAGCCCCTGTTCGGAGCCGAGGGTGGTGGAAACGAAAGGCAGCTTCCAGTAGTCGCCCACTGGGTTGCTGCCGTAGGTGGTTTCGAACGCGGCCAAGAGGCTGGCGTTCGCGCCGTAGGCACGGGCCATAAGTTGTTCTCCTTCGGAGTTGTGATTCAGTTCAGCGGCGTCAGTGCAAAGGACCTGGGCTGCTGTAGTGCAGGACCACGGGCAGCAGGCAGGCCTTGATGCCACTGGTGCCGTCGGGTGCCAGTTCATCGAATTTGGGTGGGCCGATCTCGGCGTACTCAACGACACCGCCGAGCGTCCGATCTGCTTCGATCAGAGAAGCCAACTCGGTGAGCAGACCGTCCATGCGTGCATCACGCGCAGCGGCATCCGGATCAGCGACAAACAGTTCGATGGCCACCTGCTGCTGCCAGTGGTAAGTCAGCGGCGAGAGCGACACCTCGGGCTCGCCCATCTCACCATCGCGCAAGATGGCCATGGCGTGGTCAGCGATGCGTTCGGGTAAGGCGGCGTTGCGCTTGACCGTGGTGCCGAGGGACAACTGGCCGAGCACTGCGAACAGTGCGCCGATGGCGATTTCTCTTTGGCTCATGACGCTGCCCCTTTGCGATCGGCTTCATCGAAACGGTTGGCAATGCGCTGGGCCAGGGTGCTGATCCAGCGACGAGAACTGCTGTCGATGTCGAATTTCTTTTTTAGAGTCACCTGGGGTACGAGCAAGAACATGGGCACAGTGACCAGACCTCGGCCAGTGGCCTGAGCCTTTTGCGAGGCGACGGAGAAGCCACCGCGTTGGCCTTGGCGGGCTCGCTGGTTCTCAGCCACCAGCAGGGAGGGCTTGCCCCTGCGGTAGATGAAGCGCAGGCGTTGGCCGCGTAGCTTTTCCCATAGACCGGGGGTCATGCGCTTGCCACGGGGGCCTTTGCCCGCAGCAGGCAGCGGGATCGCCAGCCAGAAACCGTCCTTGGAACGGATGGTGGCGCCCTGGTCATGCGCACCGACGATGACGGGTGCCCGGCTGTAGACCAGGCCCGCCGCCTTGATGCTCATCTGCCCCTTGGGATAGACCTCACCGCGCCAGGTGTTGGCCAGGCGCAGACCCAGACCCGCGCCAGTGATCTGGCTTCGCAACTCGGTCTTGAGACCATCGGTCGCTTCACGGATGGAGTGCGTCACCGCCTGCTCGGCAATGCGCACCTCATCGGCCAGCATCTGGGCCAGATTGCCGGTGAGTGCCGCCATGAGCTTCACAGCGGCGCTCCCGTGAGCGTCCAGATCAAGCGATCTCGGTCGGCTAATGGCTCACCCACCACCTGATAGATCTGACCAGCAAGCGTGAATCGCTCGCCCTCATGGGGCGAGGCCACGTCGCGGGCCATCACATCAAAGCGGTGGGTGGCCAGTGCCAGGCGTGTATCGCCGAAGGACTCGACCACATCGGCCTGCTTGGCAATGAAGCGGGTCGCGATCTCACGACCATCGACCAGCCGGTAGGTGCCGGGCACCCCCATCCGGGCGAACAGACGTGAGACCGCCCGCTCAAAGGCGTGCTGCATGTCCCTGTTTACGCCGAGGTGAGTTTCACCAGCACGCCCGGGCGGTGGCACATGGGCAGCGGGTTGCTCTGCGTGTGCAGATCGGTGCCGCGATCGAACTGGCGAGGCGCCTGCTTGGCGTACAGCGACTGGCCCAGGGTGTTGACCGTCTCGTTGAAGTCGGCCGGGGCAAAGTAGGTGCCGAAGGTGTCGACCGTGCCGAGCGGAAAGGCATGGGCCTCGCCTGCCACTATGAAGCGACGGGTGCCAAGCTCCCCATTAGCCTGCAGGTAGGCGGCCTGGCCCCGGTATTCCTCGAAGGTGACCCCGGCGTAGGTGAAGCCCGAACGCACGTCGTTGATCAGCACCGCGCCTTGCTGCCAGTTGGTGTAGGCGGTCTTGACCTCCTTGTGGGTGGTCAGTGCCCGGAAGAATTCTGGCGAACACAGGACGTGTACACCGGTCATGAATTCACCCTGCAGCGCGTCTTCGATCTTAGTGAGCAGGTCGTAGCAGTGGCCCTTGACCTCGCTGTTGGCGTTGGCCAGATCGAAGTTGACCGACTGTGGCGTGATCTGGAATTCGGTGAACAGGTTGCTGATGACGCTGCCATCGGCATCCAGGATCTCACCCTTCAATGCACCCA